ATACGCTAAATACGTGAAGGAAGGAGCATAATATGGAAAAAACAAAAACTTCACGCGAGTCTGAAACTAGAATTAAAAAAGCTAGAAAGAAAGATTGGACTCCACCATCCAGTTTGGATGCGCCAGCTGCACCGCAAGGTTATGCACACAGATGGATAAGAACCTCAACTGCAGGTTTTGAAGACCCAGGTAATGTGTCTAAAAAACTTCGAGAGGGTTGGGAATTTGTTAAAGCCGAAACTGTTTTAAGTGAAATCGGCGAACATGATTACCCAGTTATTCATGATGGCAAACATGCTGGTCTCATCGGAATTGGTGGCCTTGTGTTGGCAAGGATACCGGAGGAGATTTTAAAACAACGTGCTGAGTATTTTAAAAAAATAACTCAAGATAGGACAGACGCGATTGATAGGGATCTTATGAAGGAACAACACCCTGACATGCCAATCAATATTGATAGGCAGTCAAGAGTTACCTTTGGTGGTAGTCGTAAAAAATAATTTTTTTGCATTACCTACCCGAGATAGCTTGGATTATTAACATTAAGGAGAAAAACAACTATGGCAAACGTAAGTGAAAAGTTCGGTCTAAGACCGTACAGAAAACTAGACGGAACACCACTAGTAGGAGCTCAGAACAGATACACGATTGCATCAGGATATGCAGACGCGATATTCCAAGGAGAAATGGTTGAACCATTAACTTCTGGAAATATCCAAAGGCACGGTCCTAATACATCTGACGCTGTTGTGGGTGTTTTCAACGGATGTTTTTACACAGATCCAACTACTCAAAAGCCTACATTCAGCAATTTCTATCCTGGCGGTATCGCTGCTAGTGATATTACTGCATTCGTCATTGACGATCCAGATGCGGTATTTTTAATAGACGCTGATGAGGCTTTCACTAGAGCAGATTTGTTTAGAAATTATTCTGTTACAAACACTACTGGTGTTACACAAACAGGAATATCGAAACAGCAACTTGATGTAAGTGTTTCTGGAACTGCAACTACATTCGCAATTCAAGCGATTGATATTTCGCAAGACCCAGATAACTCTGACACAGGATCTGCAAACGCAAATATTCTTGTTAGAATCAACAATCACTTCTTTAGAAGTGGTACAGGCTTGTAGGATAAAGGAGAATAACTATGGCAATATCACGATCACAACTAGTTAAAGAACTAGAGCCAGGTTTGAATGCTTTATTCGGCCTGGAGTATAGTCGTTATGAAAATCAGCATGCTGAAATTTTTGCGACTGAAACATCTGACAGGGCTTTCGAAGAGGAAGTAATGTTAAGCGGTTTTGCTTCTGCACCAGTTAAACAAGAAGGTGCTGGAGTAGTGTTTGATCAAGCGGGTGAAACTTTCACAGCAAGATACAATCACGAAACAATCGCATTAGCATTCTCAATCACTGAGGAAGCTATCGAAGATAACCTATATGACAGATTAGCTGCAAGATACACAAGAGCTCTTGCAAGATCTATGTCAAACACGAAGCAAGTTAAAGCTGCTAACGTGCTAAACCAAGCACAAGTAGCCGCAGTAACTGGTGGAGACGGTGTATCATTAATTAATGCATCTCATCCACTTGCAACTGGTGGCACTTTCGCAAACGTTTTAGCAGTAGCTGCAGACCTTAACGAAACTTCATTAGAGCAATCGTTAATCGATATCGCTGGATTCGTAGATGAAAGAGGATTAAGAATCGCTGCTCAAGGTAGAAAAATGATAATTCCAAAAGAATTACAATTTACTGCTGAGAGATTGATGAAATCACCTCAAAGAACTTCGACTGCAGATAATGATATCAATGCAATTGTAAGCATGGGAATGGTACCAGAAGGTTATTCAGTGAATAACTTCTTAACTGATACTGACTCATACTTCTTATTGACTGACGTACCTAACGGCCTAAAACACTTTGTTAGATCGCCAATCAAAACTGCGATTGAGGGAGACTTCGATACTGGAAACGTAAGATTTAAAGCTAGAGAAAGATATTCTTTTGGATTCTCAGATCCAAGATGTATTTTTGGTAACGGAAACTTACCAACATAATAGCTTAGATACGTAATCGTATTATTTAAAAGGGGCGGTGTTCACATCGCCCC